ATACAGCTTCAGGAGCACTGCCATAGATATTTCCGGGGATTGTGACACCCTCCAAAATATCAGTTCCCCTCTTGGAATCCACCTTTATCAAGGGACAGGCTTCTTGCACTAGAAGAGTAGAGAAATCTATTTGTCTTTTGGCAGAATCATCAAACCCTTGCTGGTACTTGTTACCTCCTTGGGTAGAAGTAAAGTAGTTCTTTACTATCTCATTCTGAGCTTTTGTGAGAAACACAGACTTTTCATACTCATTAAGGCCCGGAGCTTGGTTACTGGATATATTATTGTAGAGAACATCAAATTCATCTGAAAACTCCTGTAGTGTCATAATCTTATATTCTTCTTTATTTTAACTTAGCCTCCAAGGAAAACTTGATTTCCTGATGTTTTGGAGAGTTCAGGTACTTGGCTGCTGTATTCAATGTAGGTTCCTCATTAGCCTCACATAGTGGAGTATTGTCACTTCTCAAGTATAGGAAACCCCCTCTATTTGAAATCAATCCTGCTTCTATACTCTTCTTGATGAATACCTTAGTAGGCAACATTGGGTCAGTGATAACCTTCAGGAATATCTTGCTATCAGCCTGTATTAAGCTATTAACCTTAGTCTGCAAGAACTCAAGTTTAGCAGTCTGTGATGTAGGTCTACCATCAATAGTCTCAACAATAACTCTTAATGTATCAATATCATCCTCAATCTTACCAAACTCTTTATAGCACATCATTGTAGTGCTCATATTATTCTTAGCAACCTTAGTCTCTTCACCCTCAGAAATGATAACAAACTGGTAAGTAGCCTTAGGAGTGTCTTGCAATGCCTGCAATGAAGAGGCAATATAATCCTTATTAGCTAATAGTATCTTATATCTGATATAATCCTCTGGGTCAGATAGATTGAAATAGTTATCCTGCTTTGTCAATCTTACCTTATTGATACCATTCTCATTGGAATCATCCCAGAAGTTATCTACCTTCTTATAGATACTTAGTGCATTATATTC